GTTTTGGATTAATACATCTTATTGGGGGTATCGCCAAGACAGCAACATCGCTGACACGGCAGCTTGTTGATGCTGGCACTCTGGCTAATTTGCCGGGTGGCTTGAAGGCGAGGGGGTTGAGAATCAAGGGGGACGATTCTCCTATTCTTCCCGGTGAGTTTAGAGATGTGGATGTTCCCGGCGGTGCGATAAGGGATAACATTACGTTCCTTCCGTATAAGGAGCCGTCCAATGTATTGCATACTATGTTGACTGAGATTGTAGATGAAGGCAGGCGGTTTGCTTCTCTTACCGATTTGAAACTGGCAGATATGAAACAGGACGCTCCTGTTGGGACAACTCTTGCCCTGATAGAGCGTAGTATGAAAGTTATGACTGCTATACAGGCCAGACTGCACGCAGCTATGAAGCGTGAGTTTGTGTTGATATCCAACATTGTAAAGGACTATGCCCCGGAAGATGGGTATGAGTATGATGTCGATGAGGAGTCATTGAAGTCTGAGGACTTCGACAGTCGGATTGATGTTATCCCTGTGAGCGATCCTAACTCATCTACTATGAGTCAGAGGATTATGCAGTATCAGGCAGCGTTGCAGTTATCGCAGCAGGCCCCGCAAATGTATGACTTACCAGAGTTGCACAGGCAGATGCTGGATGTTCTTGGGATTCAAGAAGCTGATAAGATTATACCTCTGAGTGAGGACATGAAACCACGAGACCCTGTGTCTGAGAATATGGATGTGCTTAACAGTAAGCCATTGAAAGCATTCATATATCAGGACCACGAGGCGCATATCCAAACGCATATGCTGGCGATACAAGACCCGAAGATACAGCAGCTTGTTGGGCAGAGTCCTATGGCCCAGACGATAGCTGCCGCTATGGCGGCTCATGTTCAGGAACATCTTGGCTTCCAGTATCGCAAGGAGATGGAGAGGCAATTAGGCATAGAGTTACCGCCTCCCGGTCAGCCAATGCCAGAGGATTTAGAGCTGAAGCTGTCCTCGCTTGTGTCGCAGGCAGCGCAGAAACTTTACAACAAAGATGTTGCAGAAGAGCAACAGAAGCAAATGCAGCAGCAAATGGAAGACCCGAACCTTCAGTTGCAGAAAGCAGAGTTGCAATTAAAGGCTCAAGACTTGCAGCGTAAAGCAGAGGCAGACAAGGCACGCATTGTATCTGATCTTGCTAAGGCTGAGATGCAACAAGAGACAGAGAAACAGAGGATCGAAAGTCAATCTGACATTGAAGGCGCTAGGCTTGGCGTTGAGATTGCTAAAGGTAAGCAGCAGGCAGATAGTAAGGAAGCTGAATTGGCTTCAAGAGTTATTATGGAGCGTGCTAAGATAGCGGCAGATGCAGCCAAGGTTTTGGTTGATGATGAGAATAAATCAAACGGAGCGTCTTAATTGGCAGAGGAACAGTTATTTGAAACGTATCAGAAGAAGATACGGGAGCGTATGAATGAGATTGCAGATTCGGTAGCCACCGGGTCAGCAAAGAATTTTGATGAATATCAGCATATGGTTGGCACTATAAATGGTCTGGCCCTAGCTGAGAGAGAGCTACTGGATTTGGTAGAGGCAATGAGAAAGGGGGAAGAATAGTAGAGACCGCGACTCTTTAATCGTGAGCAGGGGGCCGTTTAACCCCGCCAATGGCAGAAAAACGTGCAAAGGAAAATTTATGTCAGACAATACTGTTGTTGATTTAGAGGAAAAAAGGAAGGCATCACAGCTTCCAGAACCCTGTGGTTATACTCTTTTAATTGCTTTACCCGAAGCGGAAGACAAAACGGAAGGCGGTGTGTATGTCCCTGAAGATTTAAGAGACAGGGAACATACGGCTAGTGTTTCAGGTATGATCTTGCGAATGGGGCCTGATGCGTATGGAGACAAGAATAGGTTTCCTAGCGGGCCTTATTGTAAAGAAGGCGACTGGATCATTATGCAAGCCTACACTGGCATTAGGATTAAGGTGCATGGTCAGGAATTTCGTTTAATAAATGACGATTGTGTCAAAGCTGTTGTCGAAGACCCGCGAGGAGTTAAGAGATTATGAGTGAAGATAGGGATGCTGCTGCATTGCCAGAGCCTGATTTAGGTGCGCTTGCAGCCGAGCCAACAGAAGTTCTTGGTCAGACTGATGACGTTGAAGTTAGCGTTGTTGATGACACCCCGGAAGAGGATAGAAATCGTCCCGCCCGTGCCGATGGTGTTGAAGAGGATGACCTTGATGAATCACAGTTTAGTAACCGTATTCGTAAGCGTATAGACAAGTTACGTTATGAATGGAATGAAGAACGCCGCGTTAAGGAGAGGGCGTTAAAGGAGAATACTGAGGCGGTTCGTTATGCTCAGTCTATACAGGGTGAGAATGAGGCGCTAAAGAACCAGTTAATGGATCAGCGTAAGCTGTTGTATGATCAAGTATCTGCTAAGAATGATGCGGAGATTGATGGTGCAAAGCGTAAGTATCGTGAGGCTTATGAGGCTGGTGATGCGGAGTCTATTATGGAAGCACAGAGTGAGCTTTCTAGGCTTCATGCCGAGAAGTCTCAGGTTATGTATGCTGCGCCTCCCGTACAGGAAGCACATCCAGTGCAACAGCAGCCAGTTGCCCCGCAAGAGGCTCCTGCTGTTCAGCCGCCTGATCCGCTTGCGGTTGATTGGTTAAAGAAAAATGCTTGGTTTCAGCAGCCCGGTTACGAGGAGGTGACGGGGTTTGCTGTAGGAGTACATGAGAAACTGGTGAAACAAGGGTTTGACCCTCGCGGCAATGTTGATTATTACCAACATATAAATGAAGCATTGCGTAAACAGTTTCCAGATAGATTCGGGAAGGCAGAAGATGCTGGAGATTCTCCGACTTCCCGTAAAAGCCCGGTTGTTGCACCCGCCAGAAGAGGTGGGGGCAAGGCCCGCAAAGTGGAGTTAACCAGCACCCAAGTATCGCTCGCTCGCAAACTTGGGTTATCGCCAGAGCAATACGCAGCGCAACTCGTGAAGGAGATGGGTAATGGCTGACAAGCAGGCAACAGAGCGCAAACCTAGAGAAACAGAGACTAGGGCTAGTGTTGAACGGGAAAAATCTTGGGAGCCGCCACAGGTACTCCCTGATCCAACGCCTCAAGACGGGTTTGTCTTCAGGTGGATAAGGACTTCTCTTATGGGGAATGCAGACAACGTGAATGCGTCTAAGCGTTTCCGTGAGGGTTGGGAACCTGTGAGAGCAGAAGATCATCCAGAGCTTATGCTTGAGACTGATCGTGATTCCAAGTTTACGGGGAATATAGAAGTTGGTGGTTTATTGCTTTGCAAGACTTCCAAGGAGAATGTTGAAGCCCGGAATAAATACTACTCTGAATTGTCACAACGACAAATTGACTCTGTGGACAACAACTACATGAGAGAGTCTGATCCAAGAATGCCGAAGCTCAATGAGTCTAGGACATCAGTTTCTTTCGGTGGCGGCACTAAACCTGAGTAGTCAGTTAATATTGACGGCTCAATGTTAGTGCTTTGGTTTAACCTTTAGTCCTTTAAGGAGGATATACTTATGGCAACAACTGCTACGCCATATGGTTTCCGTCCCGTTGGCCTTCTTGGTGGTGGATCATGGAGTGATTCTATCCGCCACGTTAAGATCGCTAGTGGATATGGAACCGCGATCTTCTACGGGGATGCCGTCAAAATCGTATCCGCTGGCACTATTGAAAAAGATGCTGGTACTACGACCATGACCCCCGTGGGGATATTTGTTGGGTGCAGGTATACTGACCCCAACACTAATCAGCCTACATATGCCCAGCAATGGACTGCCAGTGTGGCAGCTTCCGATGCTTTTGCTTATGTTGTTGATGACCCCAATGTTGTGTTTCAAGCACAGGGCGATGCAACTCTTGCTCAAACTGCGCTTGGTAATAATGTTGCGGTTGTTCAAACTGCTGGTTCCACCGCAATCGGCACGAGTAAAAATGCTATTGACTCGTCTACGATTGCTACAACTAAAACCTTACCGATCCGTATTCTTGGATTTGTTGATGGGCCGAACTCTGCTGTAGGAGACTCCTTTACGGATGTTCTCTGTAAGTGGAATTCTGGTGGAGATGCCACTGGCGACTCTTGTGCTTCTCATCAATGGCAAGATACAACGGGCATCTAGGAGTATTGAGAAATGGCTATTTCAAGAGCGCAACTGCTCAAAGAACTCCTGCCCGGTCTTAATGCTTTGTTTGGCCTTGAGTATGCCAAATACGAAGATGAGCATAAGGAGGTATACGAAACTGAGTCCTCAGATCGTAGCTTTGAAGAAGAAGTTGCACTGAGTGGTTTCGATGCGGCCCCCGTTAAGAATGAGGGTTCTGCTATCTCCTATGACAATGCACAGGAGAGTTATACTGCACGGTATAATCACGAAACGATTGCTATGGGGTTTGCGATTACTGAGGAAGCTATGGAGGACAACCTCTATGACTCACTTAGCGCACGCTACACCAAAGGTCTCGCTCGTGCTATGGCGTACACCAAGCAGGTTAAAGCTGCTAATCCCCTGAATAATGGTATGCCCGGTGGGTCATACACTTCTGGTGATGGTGTTACGTTGTTTAATACCGCGCACCCCTTGGTGTCTGGTGGTACAAATTCCAACACGCCTTCCACAGCTACTGACTTGAACGAGACCTCTCTTGAGGCAGCGGTCATTCAGATTGCTAAGTGGACGGATCAACGTGGTCTTCTAATTGCTGCAAGGCCACGCAGGATGATTGTCCCGCCTGATCTTATGTTTGTTGCCACCCGTATTCTGGATAGCGAACAGCGTCCTTCTACGGCTGACAACGATATAAATGCGATTAAGAGCAATGGTACTGTTCCAGAAGGGTATCGTGTAAATCACTACCTGACGGATACTAATGCTTGGTTTATTGCGACTGATGTTCCGAATGGCTTAAAGCACTTTGAACGTGCTGCCATGACTACTGCAATGGACGGCGATTTCAATACAGGTAACGTGCGGTACAAAGCCCGCGAGCGTTATTCGTTTGGTGTCTCTGATCCTTTGGGTATGTTTGGTTCGCCCGGAGCTTCGTAAGTTTGTTAGAGGGAGGGGGTGTATGCCCCCTCTTTCTTTCTTATTTCTGGGATCAATAAGCCCTAGCGACTGCCCCAGCAGACGCTTACGAAGACTCTAGGGCTACTTTCGTAAGAAGGATATTATACTATGGCTAAGACTACTTTTTCGGGTCCAGTTCGTTCTAGGCGTGGGTTTATAACGGCGGGTCCAGATGCAGTTATTAACATCACTGCTGAAACAACTCTTACTTTTGATGACCATGCTGGTCGTCTTATAGAAATAAATGATGCCGATGGCGCGGTGACGCTGCCAACCATCAAAGCTGATTCCAGTAGTGCTTCTGCTGGAGCAGATGATCCAAATGTAAACAATCACCTTGGGGCTGTTTACAGGTTCTTCATTGGAACAGATGCCACTGATCTGGATATCAAAACAGACGGCACTGACAAATTCCTTGGCTCGTTAGCTGTTGGTATAACGGATAGCACTTATAAAGTTTTTATACCTGCTTCATCGAATGATGTAATTTCCATGAATGGTGGAACGCAAGGTGGAGACAAGTTCTCCTACCTTGAGATAACTGCTCTTGCTGATAATGAATACCTTGTTCAGGGCGTTCTAATTGGTTCTGGAACAATCGCAACTCCTTTCGCGGATAGCTAAACCTGAGTAATGGGACGGGGGCTTTGCCCCCATCCTGATAGGAGAGTCTTATGGCAGACGCTGTATCTACTACGACAATAGAGGACAGTGAGCGACAGCTTGTTGTCCAATTAACAAATCTTTCTGACAACAGTGGTGAAACGAAAGTTACAAAAATTGACGTTTCTGCATTGCAAAGTAACGCCAGAGGTAAGGCTTGTAATGAAGTCCGTATCCAAGAGATATGGGCGCAGGTTCATGGCTTTGATGGGGTTCAGCTTTGGTACGATGCAGATACTGATGTTGTTGCTTTTAATGCTGGCGTTGGCTGGACATATCAGGACTTCAGTAATGTTGGTGGCCTAAAGATGTACGGCACTAATGCTACAGGAGATGTCTTATTATCCACTCTGGGAACGGAGGCATCAGGGGATGCGTATCAAATCGTTATCCGCGCTGTGAAGTATTATGCGTGATGGATATCGATGGCACTATTATATGGAACCTCGTGCTGACTTTAGGTGGAGGTTCCCTGCTTTATTGGATGCGTGGGATGTCCTCACAGGTAAATGACATGAAGCGCAGACTCGCGGATACCCGCGAGGAAATAGCAAAAGAGTACATTACCAAGGCGGAAGTTCAGGAAGATATGAAGGAGATATTGAACCGCTTTGACCGCATGGAAGAAAAGTTCGATAGGTTCCTAGCTGCTAGACTGAGCTAGGCAGGAGTAGGCTAAGATTATGGAATGGTTGATTTTAACATTTGGCGCAAAGTTTTGTTGTATAGGAGCTTCGGGTATAGGAGGTCTAGCCAATTGGGCCGTTAAGAAAGCTATTAGTTGGAGAGACTTAGTTCTAGCTGTACTCGTAGGTTGGGCAGCGGCAGAGTTTTTCATTCCACCGATTATGAAACACTGGGAGTTGGACGTAACTTGGGGGCCAGCTATCGCTTTTATGATAGGATTCTGCGGCATACGTTTATTACCAGTTCTTGAGCAAGCTATAACAAGTAAAGTGAAAGGAAGCTAATTTAGTGGCATCATTTTCTTTGAAGGCTATGTTTGCCGCAGTTCACGAGGCGGTTGTGAATGCGGCGCAAGATGTAGAAGAAGGGGCTTGGTGGGCGCTTAAAGACCGTTATTTTGAGGAAGGCCGTGATGGCCATCTTACACCTAAGACAATCCGCATGAAGTTACCTCATGCAGAGCAGGGTAAGGTGGTGCAGACTGTGGTTGATGTTCCTCTGTTCTCTTTAAGTAAGCATCATTCTCTTGCTGTTGATGAGCTAAAGGTTGAGTTTGAGGTGGACTTGAGGGGGATGCAGGACAATGAGCTAGTAGGGTCATTGTCTAAAAAGTTTCTCAGTGGCAAGTCAAAAGCCAAGGTTGAGATTAGGTTTAAGGGTACTGAGCCTAGTGAAGGTGTCATGTTGTTAAATGATAAAATACATCAAACATTTCCGCGATAGGAGTTAAAAATGGCAGGCGAGTTAGTTAATATGAGTGGTCAGTTTGCTGGCCTTCCAATGAAGGATTTGATTGGTGGTCCTTTGCAAGCGTCTTGTGATGCCCAGACACTGTTGGCCACGGCAACGTGTGGCTTCATTAAAGATGTTGGCATGGTTAGCAAGGGCGATGCTATGGAAGCCTTGACGGTAAACTTTTCGTTTGATCGTCCCGGCATAGACCCTACGACACAGAAGCCTATCAATGAGACAGTGAATCTTAATGTTCCGCTTCTGGCAATCGTAAATACTCCTAACCTGTCAATTAAAGAGGCAGAAGTTAAGTTCACTATGAGCGTGCATTCCAGTAGTACGGATCAGAGTTCTACTGATAAAGAGGCCACTGTGGATGCCGAAGCTAAGTTTGGATGGGGGCCGTTTTCTGCGAAGATTAATGTGCATGGGAGTGTTGCTTCTCATTCTTCCAATACTCGTGAAAGTGATAATTCTGCCAAGTATGATGTCAAAGTTTTGGCTAGGGATGACGGTCCTCCAGAGGGCTTGATGAAGATGCTTGATATGCTTGGGACTGCGGTAGCTCCATTGCCAGAACCTAAAAATAAAAAGGATGATTAGTCCTAATATGAACCCTATAGCCTCATCGTATGCTGGCCCAATGTTCTGTAAGAAGTGTGGTGGCGTATTGCCAAGCCCTGATGAGTGCGTATGCCAGCCAGAAAACAAGTCTGATAAAGGAGAAGATGATGCCTGTAGTGGGGAAGAAGAAGTTTCCGTATACCAAGGCCGGGAAGAAGGAAGCTAAAGAATACGAGAAGAAGACTAAGAAGAAGGCCAAGAAGAAGACTAAGAAGAAGGCGTAGTTGCAATGGCTAGTAGCGGCACAACCACATTCACTCTTGATATAGCAGACATCTGCGAAGAAGCATTTGAGCGTGCAGGCGTTGAGATGCGTGGTGGCTATGACTTGAAGACGGCACGCCGCAGTCTTGATCTTATGTCTCTTGAGTGGATCAATCGTGGTCTCAAATTATGGACAATAGATGAAGGCACTCAGGCCCTTACCGCTGGTACGGCGACATACTCTTTCCCTTCTGGGACCATTGATTTTATTGAGCAGGTTATTCGTACAGATGCAGCCGATGTTGATAGTCAGGCAGATACTTCGTTAACAAGAATTAGTCCGTCAACTTATAGTTCTATCCCTAACAAGCTAACTCAGGGCAAGCCGTTACAGATTTATTTTCAACGGACTACCTCTCCTCAATATACTCTATGGCCAGTGCCAGATGATGCTGAGACATACAGTCTGGTATATTGGCGAGTACGGAGGATACAAGACACTGGTACGGCTGGCAGTAATAATTATGATGCTCCAGCCAGATGGTTGCCCGCCCTTACATCTGGTCTTGCATATTACATCGCTATGAAAAAGCCAGAATCCCAGCAGCGTTTGCCGGGTCTCAAGGCAATCTATGAGGAACAGTTTGAGTTTGCCTCCGCAGAAGACAGGGTTAAGGCTTCCTTTCAGGTTGTCCCCGGTGGTTATGGGGCGTTCTGATGGGGGACTTTGCGGCAGGAAAATATGCCAAAGGCGTTTGCGACAGGAGTGGTTTTGTTTATAGGCTTAAAGACCTTGTGCCTCAGATTAAGGATGGTAAGGACACTGGATTAAAAGTTCACAGGTCAATGCTTGATCCTGATCAGCCCCAGTT